ATTATTAATCCATTGTTAAATCTTGATACGAATACTCTCTTTACTGGGAATGTACCTCCTCTTGGCATGTTCTGCATGTTGGGATTTCTTCCACTGAAACGGCCTGTGGCTGTAATGTGTTGGGTGAGTCCAACGTGCAGGAATCCATTGTTCTTGGTGTATGTTCGTATTCCGTTGACAAAAGAAGATAGGTAAGAAGAGATAGCATTGTGACGTTTAAGATCAGAAAGGAAACTGATAGCCTCGTCCATTCTATTCTGTTTTGCAGTTGAAGATAGTACATCTAGTTCATCCTTCCCTGTGTTAAATCCATTGGCACTGACCCACTTCTTACTTGGTGCAGTGAAGCGTAGTCCTGCTATCTGTTGTGTGTTCTTTAGTCTATACCCTTGTGCATCACAATCCTTGCATCTAGTAGCTCTTGCAAACTTTGTTCCATCTTTCTTAGTTCTGAATACCTTACCCTGCCCTTCGCAACTTGTGCAGGTGTAAGCCGTTGTCCTGTAGATCGGTGAGGAGTTGGCTGCAACGGCATCCTTAAACTCTTCTTGTGTTTGTGTGAACTCGAAGAGATCAGCCCATTCCTTTTTGTCATGTACCCTTCTGCTGAAGAGGACTTGTGACTTCTGTTCAGGTGACCGAAGGTTAATCGGAGTGTCACCCATAACTTCCCTGACTTTCTTTTGCAGACGTGTTTCGATCTCAGCTTTCTCATGCTCGTACTCCTTTGCTACTCTGTCCAACTCTTGAAGATTGACTTTGAATCCAGCCATATAGATTTCTGTAAGGGTTTTACATGTGTTGAAGGTAACACGTTTAATGGTATCGAGAGAGGTGGCATCGGGTTGGCTGTATTCTTTTTCTTGGGCATGGAACAACTCGCAAGTAGTAAGCAAGTCATACTTGAGATAATCACAAAGCTCCTCATAAGGTATTTCATTTGTGTTCTTTCCTTCCTTAAAGTATTTCTTTAGTGTGTCTTGCTTCTTAAATGTTAACTGCCTACGTTCCGCACAAGCCTCAAGGCTTAGTCCTCTTCTCTGTCCACGATCTAGTATATACTCACCAAGCATAGTGTCATAGATGGCACCATCATACTTGAACCCACACTCCCATAGCCACATCAAGTCATGCTGTGCGTTATGCATTATCAGTAGCTTAGTATTATCTAGTGTCCACTGTATCTCTAGTCTTTCAAATCCTATATCATCTTTTGATTCGTTATGATCTAGTGTTCTGATAGAGAGTGTAGCTTCAGGATCATCGGCATCAAGATAACCTACCTGTACTAGATAGTTGTCAGGTTCAAATGGGTCCATGTGTAACTTATCGTCACGCTTTGTTGTCGTATTCTCTACGTCTAGCACTAACCTCATAGCTTCACCTCATATCCTATGACTGCACCAACGCTATCAGGATAAACAGCAGGAGCAATGAACCAGTTATCGTAGGTTGCCCTAACATAAGGTAAAACTTTATCACCATAACCTGTAACAAAGGCTACCTCTATGTATTCGTTTAGCTTAGTACCAAAGTACAACGATGTCCTGTACTCACTGTTATAATATGCTCCTGCTATCATAGCATCCGACTCATATCTTACGTGTGGATGTATGTAGTTGAGGTCATAAGCCTCACCCAACAAATGATAACTCAGGGCTAATGAAAACTCTATCATCGTTTGTATATACCACGTTTAACATCTAGCATCGCAGGTATCTTTCCATGCCAACCAGTAAGTTTATTCTTTGCTACATTGATGTACCTCATACCATTAGCTTCTTCACCTTCTACTTCAGCAGCCATACCTATTAGTATCATTAGATCAGCTTCAGCAGCCTTGCCTGTCTTGCTACCTTCTAGCATTGACATGTTCGGTGATGTCTTATCCTGTGCCTCTGCTGATAGCTGAGACATCCAAAAGACAGCACAGTTGTACTCCTTTGCAATGTTACGTGCATGTATAGCAGCAGCCCTAAGAGTTATGTCTGTACGATCAGACCTTTGTTCTGCAAACTTATCACCCATGTCAAGTATTAGTATGTCAGGTCTTTCTTGTTTAACTACAGACTCAACCCAGTCCATGTTCTTACCACCTGATTCTTTAATCTTTATCATGGCATCTACAGGTTTGTACCTTGTCTTTGCTAGTGGTATGTTTCTTGGTATCTCCTCTTTGATACACATCTTAGATGCTGCACCTATGTATCGTAAGATTACACGATTGTATGCTTCCTCGTTCGTAAGCAGTATACACTTAGCACCTTGATGAGCAAAGCCACCATCTGCTGCTACAAGTGAGGCATGAAAACTAGTTTTACCAGTATTAGGTCTAGCACCAACCACAATGAAATGACCGCCACTGACTCCTTCCACCCTATCAGCCAAGGGAGGGATGTTAAGTTTCCATTTGGATTCTTCTTTAGATAGAGCAAGCACAGTATCAAAACTGTGATCATCCCACTCGATACGTGTATTTGGAGTAAAGTCATCTTTAAATTCCTCTAGTATTTTACGTAAGGGTTCTAGGCTATTCTCTGCACCATTCACAAAGTCAAAGCCTAAGTTAGCAACACGATCACCTACATACTGCTGAAACAACTGCGACATAGTATCATTAGCTACCTCTTGTTTAATAGGTTCAGCTATCTCAATACGCTTGAAGAGATCATCATAGGCTGTACGTGTAGCGGTGGTCATGCTTGCATTGATACGATTGAACACAGCCTGTAAGTCAGACACAGATAGGTCACCACCATATGTTTCCATACCTGCATCTAGTGCTTGCTTTATCTTACGTACATCCTTGGTAAAGATTTTGTCAGGGCATCGTATGCCTTTGTGTTGATCGTAAAACTCTTTACTGAGTAGCGTCTTTAGTAGTGCTAGTTCCATCATCTCGATTCATCTCCTCTCGTTCCATTGATCTTCTTCGTTCCTCATCATCGAAGCTTCTTACTATTGGTACAGTTTTATTTGTATCAAAGTCTACTATTATACCAGTGTTCCACTTAGCGCACTCCTCTTGTGCATCCTTTAAGTTGTAGAACAGTTTAGGTTTGGGGTAGTTCTCAAACACTGCACCCTCTGGTACATACATGATGTCACCATCAACGTCAATCACTATTGCTAATCTCATTACATAACTCCTTTAGTTTCTCTAAGTCTTCTTCCATCTTATATTTGATATCATCTTGTAGGTTCATAGCAGTTGTCTTGCGTCCTGTCCACAACTCTATCTCTCTGCGATACTCTACTGTCTTACCAATAGCATCAGGATCAAGTGCAATGATTACCTTGTCATACTCACCTATCTTCTCAAAATGTTTGGGGTTCATTGATGTACCCAGGATAGCCATAGCTGTGATGTATGGCATCTCTTGTACTGCAATCACAGCAGACACAACGTCCTCAACTATGAGCAGGGTAGAGCCATTGCCTACTGTGTAGTAGTCAGCCTCACCTGTGTAGCGATACCACTTAGGGTTCTGCTTCTTACCTACTGCCCTACCTACAGCATCAACGATCCTACCTTCATGCTTGATAGGAAAGACTACACGTTCATCTTTAACATCATACATAGTCTCGCCCAACGCTATGCCCCAACGTCTTATGTAGCGTTGGTGCTTGGTGTGTGATGCCTTGGGTGTCACCACGTATTCAGGTATCTCCATAGTCTCTTTCGCTTTCTTTATGTTTGTATACGCACGCTGAAACTGTAACTCCTCCATGCGTAGGAATATCTCTGCTGCTGTCATGCCAGTATCATATATACCACCAACCCTACAGCCTAGCTTGAAACAGTTGTACTTTATGTCACCAAATATATTAGCTACAGTAAATGTATTCTTACCTCGACAGTCAGGGGCAGGGCAGTCACACCTGTGACGTTCACCATCCTTGAGGTCAAGGCTATTGATAAACTCTCTGATGTTAGTCTTCTTCACGTACACCATTGTCACCTCTCTTTGCTAGTGCTTTGCTTGCACCACTGAATGTGTTGACCATGTAGGGTTTAAGAGATGCTACATTTTTATGACCTGTAACCTGCATCAGATCTACAACATCAGCACCTCCTTCCATCATCTCTTTCACTGCTGTTCTACGTAGATCCATACCTGTAAGTTTTTTAGGTAGGTTAGCTTCATCTAATATCCTATTGATATGTAATGATATTTCCTGTTTAGTATAAGGAGTATAAGCACCTGCTTTTGGTAAGGTTCTAGGTACTACATACTCTTGGTAGCTGAAGTCTTCATGCTGTTGACGTAGCACATCACAAAGAGCATTAGACATTGGAAGGTGTACCTCTGCGTTACGCTTACTCTGTGTCATATCAACACGACAATGGTTTAGGTCTAAACTATTCCAAGTAAGCAACCGCATGTCACCTATTCGTTGACCCCAATCGTATGCCATATGTACAATCAAACCTATACTGCGCCAACGCCAATTGTTTTCAGCGTAGGCAACACTAAGAAAGTGATGTACCTGTTCTTTATCCCAGTATACTCTTCTTGGTTCTTCTGTAACCGTTTGAACCAAAGCTATTGGATTGTGAACAAACACATCGTGACGCATGATATGTTTCCAAGCTGCCGATAATACACTGCGCCTGTAGTTAGCAGTACGTGTACCTACCAACAGCCAGTTATTGTATGCTTGTGTGATGTGTCGAACCTTCAAGTTCTTACAGCGATATGCCCGAAGCATCTTGCCCTCTACCTCAGTAATCAAGGTAGCACTAAGGTGATTGTCGTAGTCTTTTTGTGAGGAGGAGGACAACCTACGGTACGCATCTGAGTTACGATAGAAGTTTATTACTTCTTCTAGTGTAGCACTATGCTTCGGGATACTCTTATATCTTTTTACCATCTTCTCCTCACTTTCCAGTAAGCCCATGACCTACTACAATGTCCATTACCTAGCAATGCGTCTAATGGACGCACAAGATTATTCTTTCCGTTTCTTTTCCACTCCCAATTCCTGGCTGAGAATGTTTGATTTAATCTTCCACCAAGGGTTACGTTTAGTACTACGCTTAGTGCTATCATTATCCTTACGAGGTAGGTTACCCACCCAGTGTGTAACATCATCGAAAGGCGTGTTCGGATTCTCTCCATCTTCACTTTCCTCTTGCATATAAATACCATATGTAAATAAATAATCCAAAGTAACCAAAAGCAAAAGCTAGTGGCAGTGAGTGCATTAAAAGTTGGGACACCATAGTACTCCTTTGTCTTTATCATCTTCGTAGAACTTTGCTTCTGCTTCATGTAGTTTAGCTTCTTCATCTTTGCCATCCCACCAAGCATCATCTGCTCTACGTTTGCATTCATTGATCACCCTGTCTATGGGTAAGACTTTACTAATAAGCATTGTGTTCTCTCCTCCTTATCTCTACAGTTAAGTCTTTGAATATATTTAGATACTTCAGTTCACAGTCAACCGCTTCCATGCGGTACTTGAATGAGTGATAACCAAACCACTTACCATCCTTACCAAACCATACTTCATATGACATTAGCACTTCTCCTTTTTAACTTTGTCACTTCCTATGTAGTAAGTTTTATCAGATCCCCAACATACGTCAAGTGGTTTTATTCTTCCATTCGGCAAAGCCATTCCTGGATACTTGTAATGTGGGTTAGCTTTTAAGAATTGTCTTAGTTCTTCTACCTCCATCTTGCGTTGGGCATGACGTAGCTCTTGGACACACGCTGCTCTGCCTGTCCAGTGATCGTGCTTGTCCATGCAATACTTGTGTATCTGATTGGTATCTTCAACCATCGCTAGTAGTAGTTCTATCATCTATCAATCCTTTCCTTAGCATTTCTTTTGCATCTTCATACTGTCCTCTGCACATACAGTCATGCGCCCACCTAAACCAAGACATTGCTTTCTTGTTTAAGCTATCCTCTTTGTTTTCATTAGGTATGTACACCTCGTAGTGTGTCTCAGTCTTATCGTTACTAGTATAGGAGCCAACCTGATTAAAGTTAAGGAACTTCAGTAGGCTAGGCTTGTCTACAGGTACATCAACAGCAGTGTAATCTTTACCACACATCTTACGTGCATCAGCTTGTGTACCTGCCCATACTCCATTGCTATTCTTGTATAGTTTCATATTAAAGCCCTCCATGATACAGGAAATAGTGTCTCCATTTCCAAGCTTATTTGTTTAGCTATTACTTGTGTCTCTAGTTGTGTGTCCTCCTTTAATCGTAAGCTACACATCTTAGCGAAAGCATACAATGATCCACTCCAGTACCACTCAGTGTACATACTCTGAGGCAGTACCATACGTGCTTGCTCTGGTGCTACACCATCAGCTAATAAGTTATGGTAAGTTTGTAGAGCATACTGATGTGTAGGTTTAGTCTTCAAATCTACGATACCATAACTGCCTTGCTTCTTGTCTTCACTACGTCCTCGCCATACAACAGGCTCATAGAACTCAGGCTCACTATCTACGTAGCGTCTGCTTACCTCATTCCAAGGCATGTACTCGTGCTTCTGTAGCTGTCGTGCTACAAAGATAGGAGCCTTGACATGGAACGTAGCAAAGGCATGGTTGAATGGTGACTTGTGATTGTGTTTAGCTAGATAGTGTATCAGCTTGGCATCACTATTATCCATAAGGTCTTTGTGTTTACCAAAGCTAACACGTGCAGCGTTTACTACAGATAAGTCATCACCCATATGATTTATGTATTGTACGTTCATGCGATCTCCTCTCCTCCATTTGTAAGTATTTATTTAGGCTCATTGGAATCACTGGTCTACCCCAAGATTCTAATCCCATCTCCATCATAGGGTAGAATATTGTGTGTGTATCTTCCCTAGTATCATCTAATATTTTTTGCATTATACTTCATCCTTTTTTAGTTCAGCTATTCTAATATGTGCTACGTTCAGTTGTCCTTGCAAGTCACGAACATTACGCTTGAGTATATCTATCTCATCAGCTTGAGCAAGTATTATCTTCCTGTTTTTCTCAGCTTCCATTTCATCAGGTAGCATCTTCAACCTCCTCTACTTTAAATGTTACAGCGATATATCCAGAATACCACACCCCTACTTCATACTTATGCGTTGGGCAAGTAGCAAGCCACTCATATAACTCTTTTCTATCCATCAATCCATCCTCACTATGGTATGTCCACCTGACTTCTTAGGCAGTGCTACGAAAGCATAAGGGTAGATGTACCCAACGCCATCGTCAGTATTGATAAGGAAGTATGGCTCAAGGTCATCGTCACCCTCAGATACAAACTTACCATCAAGTGATATCTTAGCATTCTTCATAGGCCAAGGGTCACCACCTGCTGACTGTCTATACTTTAGCTTAAAGAAATCCTGGATATCAACACCCTGTTTATCTCTTTTGTTCCACTCAATGAACCACATTAGTAGTAGTCCATTGCCATCTATCAGTTGGCTCCACTCATCGTTGGTGAAGTCCAGTGCATTATTTTTTGTTACACTATTACGCATTGTTATACCCTCTCTACTTTAATAGGTTGATCTCTTATCTCTTCCCTTTTCTTAAAGTGTCTCTTAGCTAAGTTATCATCACATACAAACTCAGCACCGTCACGTAGTCTCTGTAGTATCCAAGGCTTCTTCCTAGCTCTAGACTTATAGCCAATGATGCTCATGTCCTCTCCTTGTAGCTTGGCAATGGCAGTTGTGTCGATGCCATGCAAGTCAGCGTAATATTCTAGGTCAATCTGTTCCCTAGTCTTAGCGCCCTTGAGTATACACTTGACTTTGAATGTAGCCTCACCGCCTGTATATGAGCAGTTGCCTACGTCAACCTCCATTTCTCCAAAGTCATACTGGTCTAAAGCAGTTTGCATTGATGTTCTCAATAAACTTAATTGTTGTCTAGTAAAAGTTGTCATGGTATCCTCCTTACCCTGCTACGTGGTGAAACTTACGAGCAGTAGTCTTATTGGTTGACTGCTCCGTGTAGATTGTAGTCTTGCCAAAGTGATAGGCATTCATGCAATCACCCTTGGTAAACTTGATACCGTTGGACTGT